AAATATGATAAAGCAAACCTTTATGTCTCCATACTGGAATGCTTTCATCTTTAATTGCTAGCGAATAAAATTCGCCGTCCCCATTTACATATTCTGAAATTAGAATATAGTTAGTACACATGGCACCTTCGGTGTCGGTACTTTCAGAAAAGTATTTATTAAGTAATGTAAGAATTTCTTCTTTAATATCCATTACTGAACCTGACCACCCATTTGCTGCAACATAGCCATAATATCTGGACCACCTTGCTGTGGAGAAGAAGGTGCTCCAGCAGGCATACCTTGCTCAGGAGCAGCGGGGACTGCTGCTTCAACTGGCGGCTGTGGCTCTACTGGAGCGGCTTCTGGAGCGGGCGGCGGTTCTTCTGGAATGAACACCTTTTCAACAGCATCTTCGATGCTAACGCCACTCTTACGTGCTTGAATCACGTCAGAAATTTTCTTAATAAGAGTGGTTGGGTCTCCGCCCTGAGAAGCAATCTGTGGAATAGCGGCAGTGATGGAAGCGAATCCACCAAGCAACGCTTCACGCATTGTTTCAATATCAATAGACTTTTGAACTTCACTAACATTCATTGACCAGGGAAGTTCACGCATAACATAATCTTTAGATGTAAGTTTTGCACCCAATGCCTGTAGTGAGAAAATCAGTGCACGAGAAGGGTCAAGACCTGACATTAGACCGTAGCGAACCTGCACGGTGTAGTCGTTCTTAATTGCAGTGCCAGGTTTGTATTCAAACTTGTAAGGTGCACCTTGGTATACGCCGCTGACGCTTTTCTTAAAGTTGAAAATCTTTTCATCCATCTCAAAACAAAGTGAGATAGCCTGCTCAAGTACACGAGCCATAATCTGCTGTGCAGCCTTAACTTGTGAATCAAAGCCGCCAAGCAAAGCCTGAACACCTTGACCTGTAATGATGCTGGCATCAATGTTACCTGTACGTCCCTCAGGGTAACGTGAGCCGAGACGCATTTCTTGCTGAAGCAACTGCTGCTCAGTGAATGCTGCGCTAGATAGTTCCAAGCCTACACGCCGAACACCCGCAGGGTTCTGGGTACGTAGGATAGCGTCAGGTCCAAAAGCAAGTTCTTGCACATCGTTAGGAACAACGATAGGAGCCTGAACAGATTTCTCTGCAGCCTCCATAGATAGAAACGCAAATCGTGCGCGAGCCAACTGTACCCAGATAACATCATCAAATTGACCGCGAGGGTCATCAGGATTGATAGATGGACGACGACCAATGCAGACAGTCATTTTACCCATAGGGTTAGGTACTGCCTGTAGGACAAGATTCTTTTGACGTGGAAGGAAAAGAACAACTTGGTCTTTATCTTCGTAACGTACAAGGTCAACTTCTGTATTGTAACTACCAACGCCGTCGCTAAAACTGGCTAGAATTTCTCCCTTTACTTCAGGAAAGTCAACACATAGTTCTCGTACAGTCTTCTTGTATATCTTAGAGTATGACACCACTCTGCCAAAACGGTCAAATTCTGGGTAGGCATTTAATGGATTATCAATCCGAATGCGTGGCATACTCGCATCAAAGTCTGGTTCAACAATAAGCGTGTAGTACGCATATGAGTTGTACCAGTCGGCTCCGACATAGTTTTGTGATTCTAGTTCGGAAAATTGGATGTAATGATTTGCAATCTGGGTGCGCTTATCTGCAAACTTCTTTTCAGTATCTGATGCTGAAGAAGAAGTAGAACAGTTAATTGAAGGGAGTGGTGCACAAACTTCTGCAACATCTCGTGCTGCAACGTCAACAAAGTTTGCAATCATTGAACGTGACATGTCTTCAGGGAAGAAGTCTGCACCGATAGATACCATGTCACCATTGCGGACAGCAAGCACATTAGACATGCGCTCATCACGAGCGGTGTAGCGCACACGAAGTGCCTCTACTCGCTCAGCAATCTGAGAAATGCTTAATGCCATGCTTTATCCTAAAAATGTTGTGTACTGTTCCATTGCTAAATCGTCAAGGTTGATAACCCCGCGCTGATGTGAATTGCGGCGAGTAGCCCATTTGTTCTGTGAATGTGTATTCAGATAGTTGCCGTGACGCATCATCTCTGCTGCACGAATCTCACAAAACCATAAAGCCATCACACAGTCAGTAGGGTTCTTTGTGTCAGGTTTCCAAACAATCAACTGATTGATAAGAGCCTTAACATGTTCATTCTGTTCATGATTTGGCAAAGACAGTAGATTATCTCCTTGATGTTTGCCGTCACGTACAGTTCCAAATAGGGAAGACATGGCTGCAACACCAAACCCAGTGTCCCACTTGTTCTTACCAGTGAAGTGTTCCCTCAACTGGCAGCCACGTGATGCCAGCCAGTTACGCAAATCCTCATCAAGGGAGAACGCTTTCTGGAATGCGTTAATCTCGATACGAAGTTCCATCGGCTCATGCCGTGTAACCCACTCTTCGATGAGAGAACGAATCTTTTGCGGTGTAGGGTCAACCATGTTGAATACATCTAGAACCATCCTCTTGCCAGTCTGACGGTCCAAAGCATACATTACTGCTGCAGTCTTACCAGTCATAGCAGGGTCTAGACCCATCAACTTAACCCAGTCACCCTGCACAGGATGCCCAGGTGCTCCAGGATTTAAAGGTCCCGCCTTACGGGCACGGTTCACGCTAGCATTCACATTGACCACAGGGAAGATGGCATCTTCTTCAACATCCTGCTGCTGATACACCAACGCCCAAGTGGCAGGCGAAACTTCGCCACGGCGCGTATATAAGGCTTGCCCATCCCACTTAGGATACAAACCATCCTCATCAGGTTCATCCTCAGTGCCATCCCACGGGCGGTCAGCCTTGGGCCATAAAGTAAGCCAATCCTTCGGCTTATCCTTAAACTCCAAAACTGCTGGCATAGCCAAATAGGTGAAAGGAGAGAACCCTGAAGTCCAATGCTCAGGATTCCTAATCTCCTTATACAAATCCACCGAAGACACCCGTGTCCCACAGATAATCAACGAACCAGCACCCAGACGAGTAATAACCATCTTCTGCAACCAGTTCAGTTGCTTCTCCCACTCATGGGCATTAGACGTAGAAACCACGTCATCCAAAATAATCAAGTCAGCACGAGTACCATAAATCTGCTGTCCCACACCCAAAGCCTGAACCGTAGGGTCCTTAGCCTCAGAATCACGGCGCAAATAAATCTGGTCCTGAGTCCACTGGTCAGCCGTCTCACGCCAACCCTCAGCAGGACCATACACCTGCTGCAACTTAGCCCACCTAGGCTCCGTCAACCTCTGCTTAATAGCAAACAAAAACTCTTTAGCCCTCTTAGCAGTCTGCGACACAATCGCAACCTTAATATTAGGGTCCATACAAATACGGTACAAAACATAATTAACCGTAATCACCGTAGACTTAGCATGCTCAGGAGGAACATTAATCAACAAACGCTTCTGAGACGCAGGCTCAAAAATAATCGAAGGATGCGACCAAGACGGGTCCCGACCCTCCAACACATCAATCCACAACTGATGATGGTCAAAAACCCTAGACTCCAAAAACATCTCAGACCACTCAGCAAACGGCATCTTACCGCCACCCACCGAAGCCTGAATAACCTGCTGCCCAGCCAACCGAGCACCCTCAAGACCAGACGCAAACGCCTTATCCCGATACATCCAATCACGAAGATTATTCTTAGTAACACCCACAACCTTAGCAGCCTGCTCAGGGTCCAAACCCTTAGCAACCTCCACTAAAAGACGTTCCTTACCCTCCGCTGTCTGCTTGGCTTTCCAATGCTCAGCACCCTTACCTACACTCATAACTGTCCCCATTAAAACACATTAATAAAACATACAATAAATAATAACAGAGCCACCACCAAGGTGGCTATTAATAATATAATACGAACCCCCCCTCAAAGGGGGTTCATATACAATAACCATTACAATAATAACTAATCCGTCCAGAATACAGCAACCGTACTATACCCCCATAAAATACTATAAAAATGTCCCATTATGCCCCAATAACACAATAAAAAATATAAAAGACTATACGTTATAATAAACGCCAGCGTTTAAGCATGCCTGGGTCAAACATGCGCAGCATCTTCAGAGATGGACACACATTCGTGTGTCGCTACGCCCATGGTACAGGCATACCTACCTGATTTCCTCCCATAATAATATCATTGGTTCCCAATACATAATAACAAACTTAAATGCATGGCTTAGTCTCTTCTCCCTTTCTTTTCTTTGG